TGAACGTATCTCTATTATTGCGTTCTTCCACGAAGGTATGCTTTCGCTTGGATCATGGGATTATGAACAAGCTCGAAAGGAATACGTCAAGAAGTGCATGACTGACGAAACTCACCCCTACTGGAGACCTCGTTGGAATGGCGTCTTTGAAGGTATGTGGGCTGATAAAGAAGAAAAGAATTCTGACTATGCCAATGCAAAGGGTTGGTACGAATTCATGCTAACTAAACCAGAAGGCAAAGATTGGATTGCAAAACAACATCCTTGGCTTGATGTTGTTTATGGGGAAGAGAACAATCTCTCATCATTCTTTGGATAAATTATGTCACTTGAAATCTATATTCCTACATTTATGAGAGAAGACAAGCAGAAGTGCTGGAAGGCACTTCCTGCTTCGATTCAAAAGATGGTTACTCTGGTAACTCATAGCGGTCGAGCAGAAACGTTGCGACAATTGAATCCAGAAGCTAAGGTTATTGACCTTGGAGTTACTGATGGTATCGCCGATGTTCGACAGAAGCTGCTTATGCGAGCAACTTCGGACAAGGTTTTGATCATCGATGATAGTTGCGTTTTTAAGAAACGCAACGAAGAACTGAAACTTCGTGAGATGTCTGATTCCGACTATCTTGATATGTTCTCTATGGTTGAGGAACTTTTGGATGAATATGCTATGGTCGGAATCAGTGATCAAGCTGGTAATAACCGAGTTCCGGAAGACTATAAAGAAATAGGTCGTAGCTATAGTTGTTATGGCGTCAATCGAAAGACTTGGGATGACCATGGAATCAGTTTTGACGGCATGTATAAAAAGAATCAGGAAGTCAAACTATACGAAGACTTTTACGCGATTCTTAAAATGTTGACGAGTGGGTTAAAGAACGTTCTGATCTACAAATACGCTTTCTCCCATGCGCATGGAAAACCAGGCGGTAATTCAACGATCAGAACCAATGCTCTTCAGAAGAAGTGTATCGAGGCGTTGATGAAAGAATTTCCTGGATTGGTTCAGCTGGTTAAGAAGGAAGATCCTAGCTGGAACGCAGGGTTGGCTGATACTGAGAATTTTAGATGGGAATGCCAGATCTCTTGGCAAGAAGCGTTCAAACGAAGTGCGAATACGGGTAGCTTAGATGACTTCTTTGGTTGATGAACTTAATAGCCTTGATCTTCAAGGCAAGATAATTTGCTTTGATCTGGATCATACTTTATGCATTCCTGGTCCCGGATCGGATAGCGTTAGCAAGTATGCCGATGCGGTGCCGATTGCTGATGCTATTGATAAACTTCGACTTTACAAATCACGAGGGTGTAGTATAATTATTTTCACGGCACGCCGGATGCTAACACATAAAGGCAATGTCAGGAAAGTGATCGACGACATCGGTGAGATCACCGAAGACTGGTTACAGAGACATAATATTCCGTATGATGATCTGATATTTGGCAAACCGTATTACGACTTTATTATTGACGACAAAGCTATTAACGCAATTGATATATGAAATACGCGATCATTCCTGCAGCTGGTTCAGGAACAAGAATGAAAGAACTCGGGAAGAACTATGCGAAAACAGTTCTTCCATACGAGGGAAAACCGATACTTGTTCACATCATTGAGAGTATTGAAGAAACGATTAATCCTGACAAAACCATTGTCGTATATTCAAACGATGACCATCTTTCTCAATTAAAAGAGGCTGTTGGCGCATACGGCAAACTCGTGGAATTCGTTCAGGTCGATCCTACTGGGCGTCAAGGTCCAGCCAAATCCATCATTAGTGGTATTCCGGTTGATGTTAATCACACAGATGAGTTGTTTATACACCTAAGTGATTTCGTCACAGTAAATCGTAATGCATTAACAATACCAACGGATTGTATCGCCGCGTTTCCTGTATCTGATCAACATCGTTGGTGTATGGTTGAATCCAGCTCGTTTAAGCTGTCTTTCTTCGATAAACCAAAAGAACGAGTTTCTACTGATCTTGCGGTGGCTGGTTTGTATCGAATTTCAGACGCAAAGTATTTCCTGGAAGCTAGTAAATCAAAAGAAGACTCTTCAGTCGGTGAATTCCAGATTTCAGAGATGTTGTCTGCTTACAACGTTCGATACCCAATGACTGTTTCTAAGATCGATACATCAGATCTGAAAGATTTTGGAACTATCGAGGAATTCATTCAGAACCGTGGAATCAGCAAGAGTCGCTCTTTCAATAAGATCGAACGCTCCGGAAACTTCGTTTTCAAAACAAGCGAAACCAAACGAGATAAATTGCGAGAGGAATATTTCTGGTACAGGTCTATACCAAGCAAACTTGCTATATTCACCCCTAGAGTTTTCGATATGTCTGCTGGTGGTTACTCAATGGAATTGGTTAAATCAACCAACCTCCGCGAGTTATACCTGTATCTCGACAGAAGCCAGGAAACATGGGATGAAGTGTTTTCTAAGGTTGGTGAGTTTATACAAGAATGCAAAAAAGAAACACTATCTGGTTATCCTGGTTTCTGGGATTCTATCTTCGAGAAAAATTACTCTCGAATTGAAGGTACTGAGTATGAACACCACAAAGACTTCCTTGATAAACTCCATAAAAGAATCAAAGCACATCACGTTTATGATAAAATAACATGGTTCCATGGCGATTTACATTTCGCCAACATGTTTTATTGTTTCCATTATAAAGAATTGAAATTGATAGACCCGAATGGTCGACTATCAGGGCATTGGCTTTACGATATTGCCAAACTATATCATTCAGTTATCGGCAAATATGACTGGATTGATTCAGAATTATACAGTTCTTTTGGATTTGTTGATAAAGGAATTGATGGCGTACATCTGGCATTCAATAAATTCATGCGAGATATTGGGTTAAGCGATGATGATATCGATCTCGTTCGTCAACTTACCGCTAGTCTTTTCTTAACTATGATACCATTGCACGATCACTCGAAGAAAAATCAAGAACTTTTCTACAAAGAATTCCTTCGACTGTCAGTTTGATCAGTTTACTTTTATTCAAGTTAGAGCTAAAATTGAGTCACTGACTTGAAAAGAGGTTGATATGCAAAAGGTTCAGATGGTTTACTTTGGTACCAATGTTCTTGTTGACCGCGATCAAGTTGCGTTGTTGAAGCGTAAAGAGCAACTCGTTCGAATCGCGACTGAACTTAAAGGAACTCAGGCGCAGGTTGACGCTGTTGCGAAAATCATTAAAATCAATCGTCGTATCCGTAATAATGTTATGTTTGTGTAAATATGCCAACCTCAGTTAATGCCTTTAATAACGAACTCGTACGATTGGTTCGAGAAATTAAACCCTGGACTGCCCTAGACGTTGGGTGTGGCAAGGGTAAGAATGCAGTTCTTATGCAAAACGCATTCCCGGATTGTTTGATTGATGGTATTGAACCGGAAAGTGTTTACATCAAAGAACACAATCTCCACAACTTGTATAACGAGGTTTACAATGTAGGCGCCAAAGAATTCTTTGAGAAAAACACTTCCAGAAAGTATGACTTAATTGTGATGACAGACGTCATCGAACATTTATTTCTCGGTGACGCTATTGGTTTAATCGACGCGATGTTGTATAAAACCAAGTCGCTAATCTTGGTTTGGCCAACCAATCTTCCGCAGGACAATGAGTGGGATTCTCATTTTGAGATGCATCTGAGTAATATAAAACTCAGCGACCTAAGTCGATTCAATATTGTTTATTACAAGAAATGTTACCTGGAGAGCAGAAATAACGTTCCTATTGACATGCACCTTTCTCTAATCATGGGTCATTCAGTCGATCCAGCAAAAAATCCAATTCTTATCGAGTCCGCAAATGTCTGGTAATATTGAACAAGAAATCCTTAACAATCGTGGTAATCCGCAAGTTCTGAGCGGGATTACGTCATCAATCAATCAACGGTTGTCCGAGATCGACTATATCATGCATCGATTCCTTGAAGATTACCCGGAGTCTAACACGGAAGAATTGATCAAATTTGAAACTGATCATAACAATGAGTATAGCCAACTAACTAGATTATTGAAGATCGCAAAAGCATATGAGTGAACCAGTTATTTTTAATACGGCAGTTGAATTCTCTCAATATATCGAGACAATTGCTGTCAAAGAGAAACAGGGCTATATCGCCACTATTTTACAGTATTGTGAAGAACGAGACCTTGATCCGGAAGAAATTGCCAAATATGTAAGTCGATCTCTTCGAGATAAGTTATCCGTTGAGATGCAAGAAGATGGTCTATTACCAAAGACAGCAACACTACCGTTTGACTGATGAGCTCTTACGAACTCTATAAACTTTACCTAGCTATCAAACTGCACTTCACTGTTCCTTCTTATGATGTTTTCCTGACCAATGGGGCAGTCAAAGGTGTTACAGAAGAATCATTCAACAAAAAAGGGTTACGCTATAGATTCAACGCACTTTCATCTCAACTAAAAAACACCAGAGAAGCGGTTGATTACTTCGTCGCTTGCTTTGCTTATGGAGTTGACTTCTTCAATGCCTCTGATGCTGATGAAGCTCGTGTCAGGTGGCGTAGAAATAAAGAGATGACAACTCAATTGATTTTGGATGACATTGACCAATTGACCTTGCCAAAGGATGTTGTTGGGAAAAGCTGTAGATTACAGTCTTTGCTTCAAGGTAAGGTTCTCAACATTGAGACTGGTGTAGCTCTCAACAACAGGTATAATTTCGCTGACGACTGGCTAAACTTTAATTTTGTTTATAGCGGTCTTGGTAGTAAAATTAAAAAACTGACAAAGTTCGTCAAATACAACGAGGATAAAGTTAACAAATTTATTTCTGAGCATGAACAACAAGAGACAACCATCGTATAAGAGATTTGAGACTCCGCTTGATCGGAAGGCAAAGATCGATGAGCAACTGCGTCGACGCGAGCTGATTGAGCGTTCTTACGTTCATCTAAATACGGAAGACGATGATATCGATGATTATGATGACGCTGAAATTCGATATGGTCGTTATGCATACGATAAAAGATAAGGGCTATATGCCCAAAACCCCAGGGGTAAACCCCCTTTAACCACGAAAGAGAGTAATCATGAGTATTTCTATTTCTGATCTTCGCAAGTCACGTACAACTGACTTCTCCTCAATCACCAAGGCACTGACAAAGACCAATGAAGGTCGTCAGGATGATGCCGATTTCTTCAAGCTGGAGAAAGACAAAGCAGGTAATGCATCTGCGGTGATTCGATTCCTTCCCAAGCACCCCGATGATGAACTGCCATTCGTGACTGTTTACAGTCACGCATTCCAAGGTCCATCTGGTCGTTGGTATATTGAGAACAGTCGCACTACTATTGGCGAAGCAGATCCTGTTTCCGAAGCTAATCGAGTTCTTTGGACTGGTTCGGACAAAGACAAAGAACAGGCTCGAAAGCAAAAGCGTAAGACTTCTTACATCGCGAACATCCTTGTTATCAGTGATCCAAAGCATCCTGAGAACGAAGGTAAGGTCATGCGGTTCAAGTTCGGTAAGAAGATCTTCGATAAGATCAAGGACAAAGCTGAACCAACGTTTGAAGATGAATCCCCGACGAACGTATTTGATGCGTTCGAGGGCGCTGAGTTCAAGTTGCGTATGCGTCAAGTTGAGGGTTATCCCAACTATGACACCTCAGTGTTCTCTGAGGCAAGTCCAATCGCTGATTCTGACGAGGAAATTCTGGCTATCGTTAACCAGATGAAGCCCCTCAAGGAGTTCGTTGATCCTAAGTCATTCAAGAGCTACGATGAACTGAAGAAGAAGTTCGATTCTGTTATGAACGCATCTGCTGTTGCTTCTTCGGCTCGTGCTGAACAAGTCGCCGAGCAAATGCGCGAGGAACCTGTAGCAGCTGCGCCAAAGGTAGCGAAGGCAGTTGAAGCCAAAGCTCCAAAGCAGTCACCAGCCCCATGGGATGCTGAGGATGCGGACTCGGATGATGTCGAGTCTTACTTTAAGAGTATCGCTAGTTAAACAAAAGGGAGCTTCGGCTCCCTTTCTTCATTGGAATGCAAAGTGCCTTGACAGTCTGTCGTTGTAAGAGTTGTCAGTATTGCGTATACTGAATCTTTGACGATCACTACCACCATTGTTGTTTATAATGGTCGTTGGTGCATTGGTGACAACAGGAGCCACATTCTTAGCAGCTGCTTCCATATCACCTTGTATCTTCTTCACTGCGAGTTCTTGTGCTTGTTGAACGCGAGCTACATCAGGTAGCTTCTCAGGTCCAGCGCCAACAAGATTGGCGATTCCCTTTGACATTGACTTCTCGTCAAGTAAACCAAAGGAAAGACCAGAAAGTATAGACCCTCCAGCCGAAGCCAACTTCTCTCCTGTTGTTGCTTCTCTACCGTCGATGTCAAGGTTCTCGGCTGCCTTCCCATACCCGGATATACCATCATACGCAGCCATACCGAGCATTGCTATTGGACCCAGTTTACCAAGAACACCTTTCGCCAATCCACCAGCTGCCTTTGCTACACCAGGAACAGCGCCAGCGAACTTTGATGCGACTCCCATCCCTTTCTGCGCTCCAGATAAGATTGATGGCAACACCTTTGCACCTGCGCCAGCGACCCTTGATATACCGCTACCAACGAGTGATCCAACCTTTCCGAGACCTCTTACAGCGAACTTTCCTACTGAACTTACTGCCTTGATACCACCCCTGACCACGTTAACAGCACCCCTACCGATATTCATCAGATTCGGGATCTTCGGTATATTTGGTAACATAGACTTGACCAGATCAAGCAAAGATCCATTTGAGTTTGCGTCTTTAGCCTGTTCTTTTCTCTCCATGATAGGAGCCAGACTTTCTTGACGTTTATCCTCAAGAAGATCTTCTTCGGATGGCTTTGATGCCTTGGCTATTTCTTCAAGAACCTTTAGCTGTTGTTCACTGATATGAACAAGGTCCATGATTCCGTTGCCGGAAGCGGTATTTTCAACTTTTGTTTGGTTTGTGGAATTTTCAGTATTCGAGTTAACAACGTTTGTGGTAGCTCCATCAACCGACATTATAGGTGCAGTTGACTGTTCAATCGTTTGTTCAGCGACTGTTTGTTTTGCAGTTTGTTGTTTCTGCGAAGGAATTGCGGCTTGCGTCTCTTTACTTGTTCCTCTAACTACTTCTTCGCTTTTTTCAAGATCTGACATTCGACGCTTTTGATCTTCTGTCAGATCTCCACCGAATGCTTTAGCTTGCGCTGCCTTTTGCCCCAAAAACTCGCGCTCTGACTGAATCTTCTTTAGAGCTTCGTACCTTCTTCCACCTTCCGCAGCAAGTTCTTCACCCTTCAGACCTCTTCCCGTTTCAGTGAACTGACCAAAGTTTGCAATGAACTGGGCTTTTTCTTGCTTCTTTTCCCGTCTTTCCATGATGGAACCAAGGATTGCTCCCTTGAGAGAGCCATCATCCTTGCGAACCCCGAGCATTCCAGCCGCGCCTTCGAGCGTGAATGCATTCTTGACGTTCTGGATCTTGTTATTGATGAAGCCACGTAGACCCTTCTTCTTTTCTTCTTCTGCTTTCTTGTTCGCAAAGTCAAAGGATTTGGTTAGCTTCTCGACAGCTTTGAGTAGGTTCTTGTCAACCTTCAGCTCGTCTTGCTGTTTCTTTTCTTCTTGCTTTACCTGCTCTTGTTCGACTTTTACGCTGACATTAACAGGTATTGGTTTGACTGATGCAGAAGAAACAGCAGAAGCCTCGCTCTCTCCCTGAGCACTTTGCATCAGATCATTGACCGATTGATCAACTTGTTGTTCTAACTCCGGAGGCAAACTTCTAATGTGTTCCATTAAGGAACGTCTTGGATTGTTTCTCTTAGCCGCTTGCTTCTTTTTTCTGATGCTAGCCATAATTATCCTTGTTGTTGTCTACGCTTTTGGTTTTCTTCTTCTATCAGTCGGTTCAACATTTGAATATAGATTTCTCTCTCATAAGGCAGCATATTATCTAACTCAGTCAATGAGTATTTGTGTCGTTGCATGAGTTGGAAGTTTGTATCGTAATGGTTATACAAAGTTTCATGAGAGAGATTTATGAGAAAAAATTGTTCAGACCCTTTACGATCTTGTTGTGTTCTTTTTGGCAAACAGGGCAAGTGTACTTGACAGGAATCTGTGCAGTTGGAATGTTGTCAAAGAAATCCTCAAGCATTTTAAACTGCCTTGATGTGAGCGATTGAATAAATTTATCCAGTTCTTCTGGACTTTCTTCGCTTACGTGGTATACCTCATCTTCGACGTATATTGAATCAATGCAAGATTTAATCGCAGCATCTTTTGCATCGTTTTCTTCGGAACCTTCTATTGCTGCGAGCTCTTCCATCGAAGGATACTTCATCACAACAACGATTCTTTCGGACAGCTTTATCTTGTTGCTTATGTTCTCCGGAAAGTGCACTTCGACCTTACGAAGATCGAGCGATACCTTTGCCTTAGCTTCTGGGTCTGTGCACGTGTCGCATCTAAAGATCAGATCGCTGAATTCACCAACTGACTTTGAACGGATCAGAGTATAGATGTATTCAAGGTCAAACGTTGTCATTGATTCAACTGCGCTTTGTGGTTCAACGCAA